GACAAAGGCCTCGCAACTCACGATTGCCGGGAACATACAGAAACGCTACCGCTACAGCCAACAGAGATAATGGGAGCGCAACTTTACACACACGATGTCCGCGAGTTTGGTACTCTGGCGAGTTCAATTGAGTCAACCGACATGGGAGGGCGGCTACAACGCGCCATCAACACACTGCTCCGCCCAACTGGCGCAATAAAAGGCATTCCCAAGTACACCCGACTCTGGGCCACGTTCTCCAGCGAAACCGCCGCTACTAAGATCCGCAGCCTGCCCTTCACTGGCTACCCGTCCGGCGTGGGCGTGGACGGGGCGGCCAGGACGGCCAATAAGACAGTGCTGGTGCGCGTCTATCGCCAGGGCAAGAACTTTATCCTCTTCTACGACCTCACCCAGAGCAAGGCACGCGGCCTCTTTTATGGCGGCGATGACGGCAGTTTCACCTCCGGCGACTACGATTTCTCCGCAGGCACGCCCACCTGGGAAGTATTGGCCGTAGGCTTTGACGCCAACGCCCGCTGGTATGGCAAGCGCACGGCCACCCAGCTTATGCTGAGCAACAACGCCAGCACAGACACGCCCGGCATCTTCCAGCTAGGCCGCACGGCCACGCCGGGCAAGTGGCGCTCGGCAGGCAGCAATGCCCAGCCCGCCACGCCGGTCATCAGCCGGGCCACGCCTGCGGGCACCAGCAATGTGCAGGCCAGATGGGCCTTGCCGGGCTCGGCTGGCTCGGCGGCCTTCATGTTCCTGCCCGTGGTGGCGACGGATTACGTTTACAGCTACTCAGCGTCAGCAACGTGCGTTGTCTCGGCCTCGGCTAATACGCTGGCTGTGTCGGGCTTCCTGCCCACGGAGGGCATGGCCGTCCTGCTGGTGGCGACCTCGGCCCCCGGCGGCCTCACCAATAACACGCTCTACTACTGCAAGTCCGTTTCCGGCACGACGACAAGCCTAGCCGCCACGGCTGGCGGGGCGGCCATCGACATCACGACGGCGGGCTCTGGCGTGGTGCTTTACCAGCTTTTCGGCCACGGCTACAGCGACGCCCAGGCCGTCACGCTCACAACTTCGGGCACGCTGCCAAGCCCGCTTCTCGTCGCCACGACATACTACATGCGGGACGTGTCCACGAACGTCTTTTTCTTCAAGCTGGCGGCCTCGGCTGGCGGTGCGGCGATCAATCTCACGACGGCTGGCAGTGGCACGCAAAACATTGTGCCCACAGGAACGGCGGTCAGGGCTGGCACGGCCACGCTCACGTTCACGGCAAATGCCACGAACTTCCCCGGCTCCGGCGGCAACAACCGTATCCAAGTCGCCATCCAGCAGTCGGCCTACGCGACCTCGATTAGCTCCACGCTTTCCGGCACAGGCACGACCAGCAACCCGTACCTCTACACCATCATCACGGGCAGCACCGCGCCCATCAACTCCACCGACGCCGTGGTTGCCTACGTCAACGCCGATACCCGCGTTGTGGGCATTCTGGAGGCCGCCAAGTCCGCCGCCGATGCCACAAGCGACACGGGCAGCTACGGCCCGGCCTTCTTGTCGGGCGGCCTGGGGGCGGGCACTTCGGAGGGGCTGACTTCGCAGACCTGCACGGTGTATCTGCGCTACTTCGATAGCGGCACGGAGCGGCTTGGCTACGAGGGCATCTCCTCAGACATCTCCAACACGATTATACTGGACGAGTCCACCCGCTCAGACATCCTTGTCACCATCACGCCAGACCCGGCGGCAGAGGGCGGGCGGTTTGATTTGATCCGGGTGTACTTCCAGTTTGGAGAGGGCACGGCTGCCGTGTGGTCATTTGTAGGCGAGGTGGCGAATACGTCTGGCACAAAGACATTGCAGGTCGGCACGAATACAGAAATCGGTTCCGCTATGTCAGTTGACCAAAACCGGCCTTTGCCATACAAGGATGTCGTCATGGTGGGCGGACAGACTTGGTTCGGTGGCGGTCTTGATAATCCCGACCTGCTTTATGTCTCCAAGACTGCGACTGACGATGAGATTTGCCCAGAAGGCGCATATTCGCAGGAACCAGAGCTTGTCAGCCTCGCCCGGCAAACCAGTCGCCTGCGAGTGACGGCGCTTTATACGGATGACTACCGATTGCATGTACACACCAACAACGGCGTCATTTTGCTCAACCCTTCCGATCCGACAGCAGACAAGCACATCCCACAGGTTACGGTAGGTGCGCTGAACCCAGCCTGCATTACAGACTACGAAAACTCTAAAATCTTCTTTTTGGGCTCCGACCTGCAAATCTACGAGTTTAGTGGCGCTCGCTATGGACGCCGCAACATTGCCGCCAGCACCAAAGACGCCATTGAGTACATCCTCGACATCGCCAACATTGACCGCATCGGCCAGCAGCCTGACCGTGTGAACACATATATTGACCTTCGCTCTGAGCTTTACTGGTATTCGTTCCCTGGACAAGACAACACACTTACGAGCTTTGCTTTTGACTTCCAAAACAATGGAGTCGTCGGTGAGTTCACATACCCTAAAGTCTTTTGCGTGGCAAAGATGGAGGCGGAGCGCCCTGAAACTGTTTTTTGCGATGAGGACGGAAACTTGTTTTTCATGGACTCGCGCCAACAAAATGACAGCGGAGATGAGCTTAGCTCTAGCTCTGCTTACACTCCGCACGCCATCATTGACCCGATTCCGGTTCAATATGCCGGATATGGCTACGTTGACCGAGGAGGTTTTAGATATTATCAAGCCTATCAGGCAGTAATCGAAACGGGCTTTATTGACCTGGGTAGGCTTTCGAGTTTCAAACAATTTACCGGCCTGCTGTTTTCCACGATCAAAAACAGCAGAGCCTGGGTGGATATTGAGCTAGTCAACAAATCCGGTTTTAGCGTCACGCGCACTATAGATGACCTTTACAGCACAGGGACACAGCAACTTAGAAAAATAATGTGCCAACTTGGCGGAGAAGCAGTCAAGATCCGCTTTACCATCACCTCCGCAGAACAAAGCCCGTGGGTTATTCGCAATCTGTCCCTGCTTTACCGCAGCGCAGGGCAACTCTAGGCAGAGAGGCCCCACAGCCAAAGCACCATCCGCCCCGGTAGGCCCGCCCGCCGCAGTACGGGCATTTGCTGATAGCGCCTTGCCGTTCAATCGGCACGCTTGGCTGGCCTTGCAGAGTGGATGGGCGCAGGATGAACGCCGCATCCCGATTTACTGGCGTGTAGTGATGGACGAGCGCATTCATAGCCTAGCCCGCCACCTGCGCGGCATCGTAAGCCTGGGCAGGCCCAGCCAGCCCGTCCACGGCCACGGCGAGCTTGGCGGCCAGCTCGGCCTTGATGCCGGAGGCGGGGAGGCCGGTGCGGTACTTCACGGCCACGGAGGCCAACATGAAGGCTAGCAGGGCCTCGGCCTCGGCGGGCGGGAGCGGGGCTAGGGCGGCGGCTACGGCAGAGAAGGCTTGTTCGGATAGGGTGAGGTCAGTCATGGGGTTGGTGTGGGTTTGCACCATACGGATGCGTGATATGTCGTCAATTCGTTGGATGATCCGTACTGTTCGCCATATCGAGCAGCACATCGGCATGGCACGGCGTGCCTGCCTTGCACCAGCACGCCAGATTTTTCCCGCGCAGTTCGTGCAAGTGGTCGAGCATCCACTGTTTGCGTTCGTGGATTCCAGCCGTCACGCCCTCAGTCGTGAGCCAGATTCGGAACGCTCCCACTGCCTCGACTTGCGTGCGTTCCGGCCCGACGAGAAACGGATTCCCCCATTTGCCAGGGCGCGACACCTTCACGGTATTCGCAGGCATCCGCCATCCAGCCTTGCGCGACAACGAATGGCGAACAAGAGGATGCACGCGACCAGATGGGGCCTGCTCTTTTACTTCGGGGTTTACAGCTTCGGTCATATCGTTTGGCGGTTGAGATTCATTTGTGGCTAAGCCCCATCGGTCGCGTGATCCTTGGCGTTCGGCGGATTGCTTCGGGCTTGCTCCACCAGCCGCCACGCTTTCTGGAGTGCGTTGTTTACCTCGCCAGTTGACCCCCAGCATGGGCCGCGCTGAAGGCAGTAGGCGAGAGACGCCACAGCTTCGGTCAGGCATTCAACCTGCCGAACAAGGCGCTGGACCGCAACGGAGTCCCGTTGCTCGTCTTTTGTGGATTCAATGCTCATTAGTCGGGCCTCCGTGGGTCAGCTTGTCGTTAGGCACTAGCAGTATGTCACGCTGTTGATTCTGCATTTTGGGTATCGTTGTTTTGCGATGGCTTCCGCCGCTGCGTGGTTTTTCTTCTCATTCACTCCATGCACCACCGGCACGGTGACGTGTTCTTTGTGCGAGCACACCCAGTATCCATCCGGCTTCCGGTAGTCGAGGCTGACTTCGTATTGCTCGCCAAACGTGCCTAACAATGGCGGTGCAGCCAACACCCGCCCGCGTTTCCGTTTCGTTGCCCTGTTGTGTCTCATAGATTTTTCGTGTCGGCCTCGCTCGCTCCCGGCGGCGGTGGCTGACCTATTTCGTTCCCCTCCTTCCGCCACCATAGCCCGCCCTGGGCGAGCCGGGCGTCGGCCTTGGCCTGCCGGGCCTGGGCGTGGCGGGCCTTGTAGGCTTGGCAGGCGGCGAAGATGGCGGCTAGGCTGGCCTCGGCTCGGGCGATGGGGCAGGCTTGGGTGGCAGTCATGGCAGCGCGTGTGGAAGTTCAGCAAAAGCCACGCCAAGCTCGGCGCAGTGGCTAGTGTCGGCCAGGGCAGCCAGCCGGGCTTCTTCGGCGCGGAGGCAGCATTCGGCGCGGTGCATTCGGCGAGTGACCTCACGGGGCACAGCCTCCCCACTTTCGTCTTCGTGCTCGTCTGCGGCGTGCCATGCCGCCACGGACTCGGCGTATTCTGCCCGGAGGCGGGCCAGGGCTGGCGGCGGGCTGGCTGGGAGGGTAAAGAGGGCGTCTTCGGTGGTCATGGTGTCGGATGTCTGGGGTTACATGCTGTCAGTGGCCTGTATTTCTTTAAAGGTAAATGTAGATCCAAAAAACCACAAAGGCAATTCCCAATGCCGTTTGCCTCCACGGTTTTTCTCGCACCAAAGAAGGCGGCGGGTGTCGTCGAACTCTAGTTGGTCGTCGGCGTCGGTGGCTTTGCCGTCTTTGCGCTCCATGGGGCACTTGTTGACCAAGTACACGCTATCAGCATCTTGGCCGATGGCCCGGCTCTCACGGAGGCGGCCTTGGTCGTTAAGCTGGCTGGCGCTTAGGATGTGGCAGCCTGTCCGCCTTGCTACGGCCTTAATGCGGCGGGAGATGCTGGAAATCACCTCTTCACGGCTCGCCCCCTTGCGAACGTCGCCGGGCTCCAAAAGTTGGAGGTAGTCAATCACGGCAACATCAAAGCCCGACCGCTCAATATCGGCCAAGATGTCGGCGGAGGTGGCATTCTCAGTATCCACCATCACCGCGCCCTTGTCGCGCAACTCACGAACAGCCCGCGTTAGCAAATCTTGCTGTGCTCGGGATAGTAGCCCGCTGTAAAGGTCGCCGTTATCCACGCCCGACTGCTCGGCCAGAATGCGCAACGTCTGCTCAGGAATGGGCATTTCTAGCGAATACCAGCCAACTTTAGCTCCGGCCATGAGGGCGTTACGGGCGCAGTTCTGCATAATGGCGCTCTTTCCATCGCTCGGAAGCCCGGCAAAGATGGTCACACGGCCCTTTTGTAGCCCGCCTGTGCGCTGATCCATGGACGGGAACCCGCTCGGCCAGCCCGGCAAGGCTCCGCCACGCTGGACGCGCTCGTTGATCTCGTTCACAGTGGCATCAATCGCCTGCGACATGGTGAGCCGGGCGAGGCTGCGGCCCGACACCTTGCCTGCATCCTCGACGGCCTGCTTGTTGGCCTCGACGGCATCGGCTAGGGCGGTGGCCTCGGATACCTGCGTGCGGAGAAGGAGTTCTAGGCTACGAGCGTGGGCTAGGATGTGCTGGCGCTGAATGTGCATGTCCACCAGGGGGCGGAGGTAGGCGTCGGCGTTGTAAGCCCCCAGAACAGTAACGGCAATATCCGTTACATTCGAGTAGCCGCCAGCTAGGTCAAGTTTGCCAATATCCTTCAAACGGTGGCAGACAGTATGGACATCAACCGGCGTGTCTTGGATCAGGAGAAACGAGATAGCCCCCCAGATGTGGCGGTGAGCGTCTTTGGAGAAAGCGCCAATCGGGATGTTTGGCGCGTGCTTGGCCGCCCAGCCTGGGGCTTGGATGGCGCAGGAAAGCACTGCAATCTCTGTTTCGGCATCGCTTGGCATCTTAGCCTTTGAAAGTTCGGCTAGGATGTCTTCGGCAGACTTGCCCTGCTGGGGCTTGGGCGTGTCGTTTACAAGCATGATGGCGGCCTCCCGTTATGCGTGGCTTGTGGGCGTCCGTAGGCGCTGCTGCCGCGTTTCTGGCTGGGCATGTAGCCTTGGGCCTTCCAAGCCCTGATTGTGGCCTTCCAGTCCTTGATTGCCTGCCCTCCGTTCTTCCAGCCGCTACCTGTCCACTTGTCAAAGACGGCCACTCCATCCGCCGCAGGTAAGCCGATCTCTTGGCAGTAGGCTACCACTTCCGTCACATCCGGCTTTGCGAGTGTGTGCCTCTTCTCCTTTGGTTCTTGGTTCTGGTTCTGGTTCTGGTTCTGGTTCTGGTTAGTTTTCTCTTGGGTTTCTGTAGCTAACCCAGAAATAACCGGCTGGGTTTTCTTCGGCCTTCCACCAGCCTTGCCATTCTGCTTTGCTCGCTCAGAACGAGCTTGGTAAGCGGCAATTTCTTTGTCACAGCGCCGATGAATCCACCCCTCTGGAGCCTCAACAAAAAACTCCTTGAGCACAGAGCTAACCAAGTCGGAACCCAAGCGTAACCTACGAGAAACCAAGTCGGTTTCCAGTGGAATGGGCATCTCCGACAGGTAATACAGGTCTAAAAGACGGCGGTACGTGATGTCTTCCATGGGGCTCAAATGAGCCGTGTCGCGAAGATAATCGCCGGGGTGAAATGGGTAATAGTTCATAAGCATAAAAATCCCTCTCTGTGTCTTCCCCAGAAGCCCGAAGGCGACTGGCACAGAGAGGGGAAAGTTTTATCGCTACGGCCTGGGAAGAACAGGCGGCAGGGCAAGCCTACGCCAAGCCCGGCCCGGCGTCAAGGCTGGGCTCGCCTATTCTGCATTCTGCGGTATAGAGGTAATCCAGCGATTGAAAGCGCGGCAGAGCTTCGCAGGGCTGGGCAAAGGCGGCATCCACGCTCAAGACGCGGTTGTTGGGCACGGCGGCAAACCAGCCCGCCTCAATCTGCAAAACGTGGAGCTGTTTGTGCTGCTCGAAGTCATCCGCCAAGGCGTTACCGGCAAAATCGAGTGTGAATAGGTAGCGGGCGGGCAGGCGTTCGGGGTGGCCATCAATCCCTCGCACGTTAAGAAGCTGGGCATTACCCCGCCGCCACAAGGCAAACTCATGCACGGCAAACGTGGCCGAAAACGTGTCCCACGGCTGGACAAGCTCGGCGTCTGGCACCGGGCAAGGCTTCCAGCACAAAGCCTGAATCGGCAGGCAAAACATGGCCCCAGCCATCTTGGGCTCGTCAAACCTTACCTGAAATTGAAGGCTTGCCGCTTCCTGGCAGCGCACCCCGAGAATGTGGGCGCGGAGATACTGGCCTTGGTGGCGTTGGTGGTTCTGAGTAAACTCGGCGCGGACAAGGCACCGGATGACTTGTGGAGTGTCGGAGAGAATGAAAGGCATAGCGTTGAGCTTCGTTAGTCATGGTTTGCGGATTTGGCTGCCTCGTAGGCGGCGAGGGCTTGGCTCAAGCCGAGGCCAGCCGCGTAGAATGCAGTTGTTTCGTCAGCGTCCGCAGGGCATTTATCCATATATTCGTTTGCTGCCACTGCCAGCCCCTCCGCCAAGGCCTGCCACTTGGCAAGCTCCACCGCCTGCCGCTGGATCGTCTGCACATCTCTGGCGGCTGCGTGAAGGTGCGACTTACGGGCCTCTTCGAGCCGGGCCAGTAGCTCGGCCTGGGCGGCTTGGCTGGCGGTCAGGCTGGCCTCCAATGAGTCCAAGCGGTCATGGTGCAGGTCGCTTACCCGTTCAAGGTTTTGTAGGTGCGTGAGGGAGTCAATGAAACCATCCGAATAGTTACGGTTGATCCATTGGAAGACGGTGAAGAGTTTGGCTTGACTGGCAGCTAGCTCGCGTTCGAGTTGGCCCGCAAACTCCCACCAAGGGACTCCGACAGTACGTTTAAATTTGTTTGTGCGTGGGGTGTCGCTCATGGGTGTTTAGGAGTTGAGTGCTTTGGTGCGTTTAGGCTGGCGCTTGGCCGCCTTCTTTTCGGCTGCCGTCATCGGCCCCACGGCCTCGGCAAGCTGGGCCATCCACTCGGGGGTGAGGCAGTAATCCAAGTGAAGAAAATTGCCAAGGCGGCTATCAGGCCAGCCAAGGCGGCGGCGAAGCGTGCCCCGGTCGAGCTTGTGGCGGGCCATCTTGCCCTTGATGTGCCCTGCAAAGGCCCGGACGGCGGCTAGGCGGTTCAGGCGGGCCGTGGCCTCGGCCTGTTTGGCGGCGGTGATGGCGGAGATGAGGTCGGCGGCGGTTGTCATGGTGTCTGGGTGTCGGTTATCATTTGGTGGGCCTGCCACGGGACAGGAAAGTTTGGCGGGCGAATAGTCCCTCGGTACTCAGGCTGGAGCCAGCCCAGTTCATAGGCGCGATCAGGGTAAGCGTGTACCCAGTGGTGATGGCTGGAGCAAAGGAGCACTACGCGGAACAAGTTATCACCACCCCGGCCATGCGGGTGATGGGGCTCTAGCTTGCAAAAGTCAGCATGGAGGCCACAAAAGGCGCAAACCCTCCTGCCCTCCCACGAATCAACCATAGCGTGGTAGTGCGCCAGCCGGGCGGCCTGCTTCGTGCTTGCCGGGGCCAGCCGGGCTTTGCGTTTAAGGTAGTTTCGCTTCATGGCCGTTGTGTTTGATCTCCGCCGCCTTAGCCTTGGCTGTGCAGCCCTTGGCCGGGCAGGGCTTCAAAAGGCCTGTGCCCGAGTTGGCGAGCCGCTGGCCTCGGCCTAAGCAGGCCGGGCAGGTTTTCAATGGGAGGGCGGTCATGGCGTGACGGGGATAATGTAGGTTATGAACCAAAGGGAACCAGTGCGCCCCTTATTGGCTCCAAAGTGAGGGGCTGGAGCGTTGTCGTAGATGCCTTTGACAAACAAGCGGCAAGGAATGCGGTGGCCCTTTGGAAGCGGGAACTCGTCGGCGTAAAGCATCCGCCAGCCTGTGGGAACAAGCGACTCATCCGCGTTTCTTGGGTTGTGATAGGCGCGAAGCCGGTATGGGTGGGGCGTTGTCATGGTGTCGGGATGTCTGGAATGCAATTATAACGGCAAACTTCTAAACACGCAAACACTATTCCTCCGGCGTGATTGTGATCTCCAATCGCGGGCGGTCCTTGTCTTTGTGCATCTCTGGCCTTTCCGGCCAAAGGTCTTTGTCGTCCAGGATGATTCTGGCATCCTCGAAGCCATCCAGCACGGCCTTGCACCTATCGAGCAAATTGAGCGGATCTGGAAAGCTGAGCGTCGGGAAATACGCCACCACCTTCACGCTGGCCTTCCCCCAGACCGGCGCAGGCTTGCCAGCCAAGGCGGCCTTTGCCAGCAAGCAGGCCGAGGCCCGGCAGGCTTTGACGAGGGCGGCCCGCTGCCTCCAATAAACTCTTCCGTTGTGGGCAAGTTTGGGTGAAGGAATGGGGACAGTTATCGTGATTGAATCCATGGCGTAATGTAAAATAACGCAAAACGGTTTGCAACATAAACAGTATGCGTTATAGTTGGTGTCAACCGCAAAACAAACAGCGGCCAGACATCCTATGATCACACCACTTAGCGCACTGGAGCTTATCCCAGACAACAACGACTTAGAGGCCGTCGAGGTGAGGCTTCTCAAACTGGACCCACAAAAGCCATTTGGCAACGGCACAATCCAAAGCGCGTTCGCGGAAGACGCCGCAGGCCACAAGGCTAGCCTGCGTTTTGTGGATTACGAGCCGTTGACTCAAGATTGGGTAGGTCCGTGGGCTCGCATTTCTGCCACCCGCAACGGCAAGAACGAACTCACTGGCCTTACCGTTGACTCGTATAATGGGAGGAAGCGCATCAATGCGAAAGGGGCCGACCAGCATGGCCGCCCCCGCACCGTGATTGAATGGCTCGAAGGCGTCCCCGCCGCCCCAGCCCAGGCGGCAGCCCAGCCTGCCCGCCAAGGCCCGCCAGCCCACAGGACGGACATCGTGTATGATAACCACCCCCAGCAGCCCGCCCGGCCAGCCATGGGGCCGCCCCCGCGCCAGTCAGGCCCACCGCCCCGCCCCGCCTCGCCCATCCAGCAGGCAATGAGCCAGCCGCCAGCCCAGCCTAGCAGGCCGCCTGTGCCTGCCGGGCCGCATGGCGCAACGGTAGGCATGGCGGTAAAAGAGGCTTTCGTCGCGCTTGTTAAGGGTGTCAGGCCCGAGGCCATCGCCGACGAGGTGCGCAACCGTGTGTTTTGGCAGGATGTCCACCAGGCCGCCTCCGAAATCCTGCATGTCTGCGCGGCTCTGGAGTCTGGCGACATCGCCCCTAGCGTCGTCACCGCCGCCTTGCCAGATTATCCGGCTCTTGAGGCTGAAGCGGCAGAGGAACCTTGGCCCCAAGACTGACCTATGAGCACACCAACACCCGAATGGCTGCGCATCTCCGAAGCGTGCGCCTACTCCCGGCTATCAAAGCCTAAACTGTACACGCTGATGAATCGTGGACTGATTAAAAACTGCTCTCTCAAAGAAGACGGGCAAATAAAAGGCACAAGGCTTGTTAGCGCGGAATCGCTTAAAGCCTTCCTCGAAGCCCACTCAAGCGGGGGAGAACACCTTCAAAAACATGAATGACTTCCACCTCACCCCCACCGCCAGCCCCCGCCCGGCCAAGCCAGCCCGCCGCCAGTCCAGCCTCAGCCAGCTAGCCTTGGCAACGCTGGCGGAAAGCGGGCAGATGACCAAGCCCGAGCTGGTGGCCGCCATGGTAGCCCGCCGCAAGGAGGCAGGCAGGCCCGCCCACTCGCCGAACATCTACGCACGCTTGGCCGCCTTGGTGGCCGCCGGGCAGATCGAGGCCAAGCGCCAAGACTCGGCCACTTGGCTTAGCCTGCCCGGCCACAAGCCCGGCAAGCGGGGCCGCCGCCATGTCTTGCAGGGCCACGCCGTCGTCAGGCGGGGCAAGGCCAAGTTCACGGCCAAGGCCGAGGGCTGCCCGGCTTATTCTGGGGCGGCGGTTCTCACATTCATCAAGCCATGAAACGCAAAGAATACATGAGGCTTTATCGCCTCAAAAACCGCAGCAAACTCACGGCTCAGCGCCAGGCTTGGATGACGCCAGAAAAGCAGGCTGAATACGACGCCCGATACTACCAGCAAAAGCAGGAAAGCAAGAAAAGCAGATACCACACAAGGGAAGATGTTCGCCAATCCGATAAAGACCGCGTGAAAAGGTGGGTGGCAGCAAATCCCGACAAAAAAAGGGATTCTGGCATTCGGCGCGTGTTGGCTGCCAAGTTGCAATGCTCGCCCTCAGACATCCCACAGGAATTTATTACTCTTAACCGGGCACACTTAACCCTCAAATCCGAACTCACTAAACTCAAATGACCACGCTCAAAACAACAACCGAACTTAGAGATATTCTCTGTGAAACTATCACCGCTGTACGCGAAAAAGCCATGACGCCAGATGCCGCCGAGGCCATCAGCAACGCCAGCGGCAAAATCATTGCATCGCTCCGTGTCGAACTTGAATACAGGCGGATGCGTTGTGAAGTGCCCCAAATTCCTTTCATTCAGTAAACACTCAAAAGACACCCGACACCATGAAACCCTACATCTCCTCCATATCTCTCAATTCCTTCGCTGGCCGCACCCGTAGCCACGACTTCGCCCCCAGCGTCAACCTCGTAATCGGCCAAAACGGGGCCGGGAAGACAACTCTGGCAAACGCCGTGAGCTTCGTCCTCTCCGGCAAGGTGCCTGGCCTGCCTAAGACCAACGGGGGCATCATGGACGCCCTCGGCTCCGGCCTGCGCATGGGGGCCAGCCTCGACATCGGCGGCAAAACCTACGACCGCAGCCTCACCCGCTCCGGCAAGGCCGTCAAAGGCGAGGCAAAATCGCCCGCCCCCGCCGACCTACTACCACCAACCATGCTCGACCTTGAGCCTTTCCTGGCCGCCAGCCCCAAGGCCCGCGCCAGCATGATCTTGGGAGCCTGCGGAGACGACGTGCCCGCCAAGCTCCGTGCCCTGCTGGCTGAGACAGAACTGGAAAAGCTCACCGGCACCATCAAGGCTTTTGACGATGTGCAAGAGTGGCTCTCCAGCGTGGACGAGATCGCCAAGGCCACGGCCTCCGGCTACACCCGCTCCATTACCGAAATGCGCGGCACGCTGGCGGGCATGGAGATCCTCGATGCCTCCGCCCCCGCCCCCAGCGGCCCGCCCTTGACCGAACTCCGCGCCAACGTCTCCCGGCTTGAGCGCGAGATTGCCACCCTGACCGGCGAGGCCAACGCCATTGCCGCCCGCCCGGCCCCGGTGCAGCCCCCAGGCGAGCGCCCCAACGGCACGGCGGAGGCATTCGAGGCCCAGCTAGCCGACGTGCAAGCCAAGCTCCGCACCGCCCAGGCCGACCTAGCCCAGGCCCAGGCCGACCGGCAGGCATGGGACCGCTGGCAGGCCGAGCACGGCAGGCTTGAGGCCAAGCTGGCAGAAGCCCAGGCCGCCTATCAGGTCGTGGCGGATGGGTGGGAGCCGGTGGACGAGGCGAAGATTAAGGCTGACATTGACGAGTTGCTGATTCAGTCTGACCGCCTGCAAACCAAGCTCAACGCCGCCAACAACGACGAGCTTACCGGCAAAGGCACTTGCCCTTGTTGCGGAGCTTTGGCAGTGCATTGGAACCGCGAAGCAGCCGAAGAGTCAGACGTTGCAGGATGGGAGGAAGCGATGAAGCAAAATGCCGACCGCCTCCAAACTCTTCACAACCTTATGCGCCAAGCCGCCGCCGTCTCCCGCTCTGCTGACGCCGTGCTCCGTGCCGACAGAGACGTTATGAATCATTACGCGCCCGCCCCAGGCCAAGGCGCAGGCATCACCGAGGCCGACATCCAAGGCCAGCAAGACGCCTTGGCCGACCTCACCGAGTCCGCCGACGCCCTCACTGCCGAGGCCCGCCGGGCACGGGCTTGGGACGCCTATGCTAAAGCCGACGAAGGCCGCCTTGTGGCAAGCCTCCGCGCAGACCGCATTGCCGAGCACGTCACCGAACTCACCGAGCAACTCGACGCCGCCAGTGGTGCCCTCGCCACCGCCGCCGCCAGCCAAGCCGCCCAGGCCCAAGCCGAGGCTAGGCAGGCCACCCGGCGGCAGGCCGAGGAGAGGCTGGCAGGTCTTGAGGCGGATGAGGCAGCCTTCAAAGCCGCCCGGCTGGCTTGGGATGTGGGAGTGAAAGCCATCATGGACCATGCCTTGCGTGGCGTGCTGGATGTGTGCCAGACCTTCACGGCTGGCTTGTTTGCCGCCCCGCTTACCGTGCATGATTTGCAGCTTGGCAGGTATGAATCCAACGTCTGGGTGACTTTTGACAGCTTCTCAGGCAGTGACAAGCGAATTGCCACCGCCGCCATCCAGGCCGCCTTGGCCGCCAATCACCAGGGCTTTAAGCTCGTCATTGTTGACGAGTTCGGTGTGGTTGACCCAGGCCGCAAGCCTGCCGTCTTGGCGAATCTGGCCTCCGCCGTGGAGGCTGGCCTTGTGGATCAAGT